GGACCCCGAAGGCATCCACCACTATTTATAACACGCTTTAAGGATTTTGCCTATTCGGTTTCCTCTACTCTCTTCTTCTTAGAACCGATGTTGTACTTGGTTTCCAGAATCCAGTCTCCCTTATCTCTGTAAGAGAGGACTTTAATTTGATTAAGTGGAGCAATATCTTGGATCTTTGTAGCATCTACAATCTCAACCAGTCCCCAGTCAGCAATCAGTTGCGCGATACGATTGCGACGTTGGACATCGTTTACGGTGAGATTAGCGTGCTTACCATCCAGTGCGAATAGTTCCTTAAAATGCACCAGGAAGTACCGACCTTGCTTATGCAGAATATGGCAGGACTGATAAATCTTCTTCTCTTTACGAGAGGCAACACCAATACGGGTTAGGGTTTCACGGACTTTTAAAAAGTCATCTGGTTCGCTTAGTGTAACCTCAACCATTTGATCAGGCGACCACTTCACTTCGGGTTCTTGAACGACACTCATTTTCTTCCTCCAGTCTCAAATTTCGATCGTATAAAATTAAGTTGTTCTTTAGTCAGAATCCGTAAAGCTTGCTTTGCCTTCTCATTACTATAACCATAGTAACGTTTAACATAATCAAGGTCTTGGATCTTGTCTTGTCGGAGCCAGGGAGAGAACCTCTTCTTTTTCCTGAGACTATTTAGATAAAACAAATATTGCATATCTTTGTCCAAGAACGAGTACTTATTCATCTCATTAGCAAACATAATACAATCAAGATGTCCAGAGAGACAACGATTGATAATGTATGGAGGATATTCTTTTGCTAAGAGTGGGTCTTCTTCAAGCCAGTTCTTTTTCGTTTGGTTGATCGAGTTTAACCAGTCCTTCAATTCCATAATTAAAAAGTAAAAGTTCCTTACGCTTTTGTTGCTCACGCATGTATTCACCAACAGATCTCATCGTATATGTGAGGTCAAACTCAGATGCATTCCATCCGTCAAATCTATCCCTAACCAGTTGGTCTGAGTTATAAGAAATCAACTGAGGACCAACAAACCTGTCACAATCAGCAGCAAACTTATCGTGATCGAATCTTTTATGCATTGATCCTTTACGCCCATAGAGGTTATCCTTAATATCATAAGGAGGATCAAGATAAGTAAATACTTCCCTATCATCGGTAAGCATCTCTTCGTATGAGAGGTTTGTAATCTTCCAGTTCTTGATAATCTGAGAATATCCAGGTAGTTTATCAATACCACGCATGGAGAAGTTATTATCAGATGCCTGAGGACTGAAAGATGATGCTTCAGTCAGACCAGAGAAAGAACACTTATTGACCACATAGAATGCTGCGGCAGTCCATAGAGGTTCTTGACCACCTTGAGTCAAATAATCTTTTGACTGTAGGAACAAGTCTTTAGCAGTTCCGCGACTAGGATACTTAGACTTCAGTTCTTGCAACCTCTTGTGCAGACGGTATCCATCATCCTGCAAGACTTTCCAGAATGTATACAGAGGTGTATACAAATCATTCACCCATACATCAAGATGTGGATACTTCTTGGTAATGTGAATCGCTACACTACCGCCACCAAGGAACGGTTCACGATACTCTTTAGAATCAGATACCTTCAGAAGGTATTGATCCATCTTGGTACAAGCGCGGGATTTACCCCCCGGATACCTGAGGGGTGTCTTCAGTGATTTCATAATCTTTAGGATGATACTTCAAATATTCAAAGAAGGTCAGTTTCATTTCCTTCTCAGTCATACCACAATGCTTTGCAGCAGCAGGTAAGTTCAGTCTAGCACGATATAGTGCTTGATTTGCTTCTTCTACATTTTCAGGAGTAGTCTTAACTACTGGGTCTTTCAGTTTGTCTTTGTCAATTTTGAGTAATCCCATTAACGTACCATCCGAAAGATACGGTTAATGTGTCCAGTCAGTTCATTTACACCGACTGCCATAGAACGATAACCAGCGCCAACATAAAGTTGACCTAGAACTACTGCGACTGTACAGGTTCCCCAGAAAAGGTAATAGAACCTAGATTTAATTTGATGTGACTTTTTCATAATTTGTCCTTACATTAAAGTGATAATATGCGTTCACAACCATGCCTGCCATTCCAAACCAATAGATGGTGATAAGCATGATACCAATCCAAGTGGGTATAGTAGTCATTAGATAAAAGTTGCTACGATAACAATTCTACGTTCTTTTTCTGGTGTGTAATGATAGTGTTCATAACCACCAAACGTAATTACATCATCCTCCTGAGGATCATGATATTCATCTCCAACCACAGTTTTACCTCCAGAATTTGTAAGGTAGATCAAAAGATTATTGTGTTCTTTGATATCTTCATGATCTCTATGAGGAACTGACTTTACAACTTTACTCAGTGGATGAACACAGTTTATAGACATCCTCAAAAACGAATTAACTATAATATCATTTTCAAGAAGAGTATTATAACAAATAACTGAAGCAGCATTAAACATTGCAGTATCTACTACTTCTGGCACTTGAAGTTTTGTTTTTTCAGGTGCTACTAATAATCCGTGAGCGTACATACCAATATTGGTATGACCATCCATTTCACTCTCAGTTGTATGTGGGATATAAACCCATTTCATCTTATTGGAGAGAATAAATTCTTTAAAACTCAAGTATTCTTCACTCTTTGGGTTATGAAGAACTTTAATCATTTTAATTCACACTCCATACAGAAAATTCATAATCTTCAATGACTTCATTAGAAAGAAAGTTTTTGGAAAGTTTTTCAATTTCTTTATTGGCATACTCTTCATTGTCTGCCTCAAAATCAATCTCAATCAACTTACCCAAACGCAGTCTATTAAAACTCATGTCAGACATTCTTCCACATGCTGCCATAACGGCATTACCAGCAGAATCACTAACTGCCTTTCTCAGTCTAACTTCAACTCTTGCTTTGAATTTCATTTGAATTCACACTCCACCATAAGTTCAGTCAGACAAGCGAGAATATTTATCTCCTGATCCGCGACGAAAGCGCTTTGATACTGATACTTAGCAAGAACAAGAACAGCAGCAGGAATACTACCAGGGACCAAGGAATCGTAAAGATTATCGTAGATACGACGCAGAAGTACAGTAGTATCGTTGTCCAGATTACTGACAATCCACTTTCGGACTTCCGCGAAGTTTTTCTCTTTGAGGTTCTTGACAAGTTCATTTATACTGATGTCTGAGAAACTTGCAAGTATGCCCGAGTCAATCCTTCCCCCCACTGCATATCGTTGGCACTCGTTGAGGACTCGTCGCCAGTCTGGGAAGTGTTTGTTGATGAGTTCAACAAGGACTTTCTTATCCGCCTCAACATTCTCAGAATCCAAGATGTCCGTGAGACGCTTGAAAAATTCCATTGCGATTGTGGATCGCTCTTTTCCTTTGATTCCAAACTCGATGACTGCACACCTTGAGTGGAGAGGTTCGATGATTCGGTTTTTGTAGTTACAGGTGAAGATGAATCGGCAGTTCCCATGAAACTCCTCGCAAAACGCCCGTAGTAAGAGTTGTACGTCGTTCGTTGTGTTATCAGCCTCATCGATAATGATGACTTTGTGTTTGCCAGTTGAAGAAAGGCTGACGGTCGAAGCGAAATTTTTTGCAGTATTTCTGACCGTATCAAGGAAGCGTCCTTCATCGGATCCGTTGATGACATAATAATCTACTCCAAGTTCAATGCATAGTGCTTTTGCGACAGTGGTTTTACCACATCCTGCTGGTCCCGCTAGAAGTAAGTTAGGAACCTCTCCTTTATCTAGGAACTCTTGAAAGGTCTTTTTTGTAGTCTCTGGGAGAATACAATCTTCAATTTTTTGGGGACGATACTTCTCAACCCAAAGGAAATCACTCATGATAATTATTCGCCAAGTTCATGGATTACAGGTTTTTCGTGGACTAGAACACGATAGAGTTCTGGGTGGTTACCAGCAGAGACAGGGATAAACTCTGTTTCAGAATTAAACTCATCATCGCGGACTGCCTGATTGATTACAATAGATCCGCCAGAACCAGAAGTGCTACGGTGATATGTTCCAATAGGCACTACCAGAGCACCACTCCTACGGTTTAAGTGAACGATATGATATGGAAACTTCCACTCAAAGTTCACGAGCTCAAACGTGCGTTCTCCTGAGAGGACACGATTATGGTCCACTTGATGATGGTGGATATAGAACTGTTTTGCACCGATGATATCGTCTGGTGGTGAAACTGCTGGTCCTTCGTGAACCACAAGATCAGATGCGTTTGAATCATCGACGGAAATATCATAGAACACAACATCGGGAGTTTCTCGGAAGACTCGATGCTTTCTGTACTGTACGCTCATAATAAAATTAAATGGTCATAGAATGTCTCTTGGTATAAACCAGTATGACACAAGTTGCCACCTTTTGCCAAGGAGATATGCCTGATAAAAATCTGTCACATCCTTGAAGGTGTTTCGGTACTCCTTAGGATAAATCGTCAGACTCATCACTATGAAGATTATAACATGGAATACGTTGCTAGCGGGATGGTGACCCAACTGGAAACCTAATAACTTAGCTTCATCATTCACAGAAAAACCCAACCCGAAATGACAATGTAACTCGTCATGCAGGTCGGTGTCTTCTCCTATTCCAGGAATCCAGTTTTCTAGAAACTGAATATAAGGATCGGGTTCCATCAGAGTGGCCAACCAGTTCCAGGTTTACCCTCAACAACTTCACCAAACTTGTTGTGTGGTTTAAGGTTGGGGTCAGGGTTGCTGTCTACTCTTGCTTCCTTCCGTTTAATAACAATGAACTTATCAGCAGCAAAAGTCCCAGCAATTTTGAACTCAAGATCCGTTCCATCTTCCCAGATTTCTTCTCCATTCTTCTTCC